TCTAGCTTAGTACCATCAACGGATACATCTCGACCATCGAAGGTACTGTTAGTTGTGATGGCACCTGTCATAGCCCCACCTGCCCTTGGCAATGCTGCATCTGCAGTAGCACCTTGAGTGCTAGTAGCTAGGCTTGCTTCAGCAGGAGTTTGGTTAACCCACTTAGCTGTTCCACTATCATATGCTAATACTTCATCATCAGCAGGTGTAGTAATGGTAACATCATTCATTTCAACTAAGGTATCTTCACTGGACACTGCAGCTGTTACAAAGGCAGTAGTAGCTACTTGTGTAGTGTTGTTTCCTGCTGTTGCTGTAGGTGCTGTAGGTGTACCTGTTAAAGCTGAACTAGCAAGTAGTGTAGTCTTAGATTCATTAGTAACCTCACTAAGGCCTACTTGTGCTTGTGTAACACTGTGTGGGTTAGCTACACTTGAGGTATGGTCAGTAACAAAGGCTGTAGAGGCTACCTGTGTGGTGTTAGTGCCTGCTGTCGCTGTAGGGGTAGTTGGGGTACCTGTCAATGCAGGACTAGTCAGAGACTTGTTTGTGAGTGTCTCAGTGCCTGTTAGAGTAACGTCAGTAACAAAGTCAACAGTACCATCAAGATCATCGTAGGTAACTGTGATACCAGTCTCAGTGTTCCCAGTGAACATGGCACTAGCAATATCTTCAATAGACTCGTCACTAAGAGATACAACACCAGCAGTGACACTAAAGTCTGTAGGGTCAAACTGAGCAAGGCCTTTAGTAGTCGTGGTAGCATCTGCAATGCTCGTAGTAATAGAGCCACTGGCTAAGTTGGTTAGTGTAGTAGTACCTGTAACAGCACCTGTTAGTGTAACGTCAGGAGACTTGTTAATAACAACAGCAGTTGCAATGTCACCAGTATCAATATTAGCATTCGTGATTGCCTGACTTGCTGCGTCTAATGGAGCACCTAATGCATCAGCCTGTAAAGAGTCAATGAATGCTACACCATCAATGTATAGATCTTTGAATTGCTTTGTAGCTGAACCTAGGTCAACATCATCATCTGTAGTAGGTTCAATGACACCATCTTTAAGGGTGAACTGTTTAGTAGATACACCAGCAACATCAACGTATAAGTCAATTGAGTTACTTGCATTGTTAACCACTACCTTGTTGATAGGGATAGCAACACCTGCATCACCAATCAAGCTGATAGCTGGTCCTTCACCTGCAGTACCATCATGCTTATGTCCGGTAGCTGCGTTAAAAGCATTAACTAAAGCATTGAACTCATCATTAGTATGTGCTGCTGTTATCGCATCACCATCAGTATATGTACTCTGTCTTACGTAAGCTGCCATAGTTATCTTCTTCCTGCTATTCTGTATTCTAGTTGGAACCCACGTAATGCATAAGGTTCAGATTGTCCGTTATCGTGTACTCGTAGTGCTAATGCATATCCAGAACCTTCTACTGCCTGTCGTACTAAAGGTTGACTTTGAGCACCATATGTGCCCCCACCTCCGTAGATAGCTGTACCATACAATGCTATTACTTGGCTGGAGTCAAATGGATATGCTGCAGGTCTTGATACATCTGTTGCTTCATAGTCATACCGTAAGAACAAGTCAGCACTTACAGAAGATTCAGGAGCATAGTTAATAATGATATGTTCAAAGTTCTTACGTATACCTACATCACCCATAGAGATGTCAGGAGAGCGATAGATACCTCTGATATTACTTCCATTAAATGTACCACCTACTTCTTGTCTGTAGATATATCCATCATACCCACCATGATATACGATAGGTACTGGTCCTGTTATGTCTGTATCTGTACAGGAAGGTTTGATACCCTTAAGGTCTGCAAACTCAAAGCCTGTATCCTTCAATGAACATATAACACCTGTAGTGTTAGCTTCAGTTAAGGCAGTATTACAGAAGAACAATCTATATTGAGTCTTGTTAGGTATTACGACAGAGACATACTGATCCGTGTTAGTAGAACGAGAGAAGCGAGGCTGTACTGCCTTACTGATTGTTCCTAACTCAACGTCACCAATCTTTGCTGTACCTGCTATGGTACGTAGTCCGTCTACTGCAAGGAAGATTAAGTCACCTGCAAATTCTTGGATGGTTGCACCATTAACACAGCCTATGTCTCGTGTAACTGGGCTAAGTGTAAAGTCAGCGGAGGCGGTACCTGATATCTTAAAGATCCTGTCTTTACAGAATATGTATAGTTCACCACGGAAGGTCTTCAGTCCTACAATCTCAGAGTCTACTTGTACACTACCACCACCTGCAGCAGGAGAGAAGTCTGTGTCAGAGTAAGGAGCACTAAATACAACAGCTTGTTTATTAGCACTTTGTCCTGAAAGGAATACATGGTTCTTAAAGAGGATAGCATGTTTAGGATCAACTGGTGCAGAGGTATGTGTAATGTCTACTAGAGTAGTACCATTGTATATGGAAGCTGCATTACCACCATCAGCAAAGACAACCTTATCAACACCTGCTAGGTTATATCTATCAAAGGTGTATCTATCTGCACCAGATCTACCAGAAGCAATCTCTACCCAAGGTGAAGTAGATGTAGCAGCAGTGTATATCTTATCACCACGAGCAGCTATTAAGCTTGTACCTAAGGTAGCTGCCATCAACACCTTTTCACTAGAGGTGAAAGTCTGCGGTACTATGTTATCATTCCACTTGACGAATCCATTAATACGTCTGTAGCCACCATTGATGTCTGGTTCAAAGTTAACCAACTCTAATGCAGCACCGGGATCCATCTCAAAGGTAGACTTGTTTAATACTAAGCCTCCCTTAAGCGGGAATGAAAAGGGTTGTACCTGTGCATTATCAGGCATGTTAAATCACCGAAAAGAAGTTGGAGCTGCTATTTGAACGAGGTAGATAGGTGGATCGCATATAAGTATAACGATTAAGGAGAACAGATTGCATGTTCTTTATACCTTGCTTGAATCTCTCGTCTGCTAGTTGGAACTGACCTGTCTCACCACGGTACTCATAACCATACATACATGCCCCATCTACGATGATACTGCGGAATCGTTCAGGTATAGTGGGCACGTCAGTGTATACAGTTAGGTCTGTAGGGTAGGTATAGTAATCAAAGGTGAGGGTGTATGCCTTGTCCGGATAGGGTACAAGCGCATATCTATTGTCTGGGGTGCGTACTATGTAGGTAGGTACACCACCAACAGTAGTATCGTCTTCTTGTTCTACATACTTGGATATGTATTCTTTATAGTCTAGCTCCTTAAGAGGCGTAGCAGATACATCTAAGGAATCTGACTTACGAATACGGAAAGTATTATAGTCTATAAGTTTTGTATTAGTGGGTAGGGAATAGCGAGTCTGACCTACTACCAGTGTCTCATCGTTAGATGCATGGTTAAAGGGCCAAGTATACTCAAGCTGATTAACGGTACGTATTGCACTGTTAATGGCATTCTTACATTGTGTCTGAAAGCCACGAGAAGTAGAGAAATTAGCAGATGTAAGTTCTACTTCATTAAAGCGAGATAAGACTTCATTTGTAATTGCTAGATAATCGTATGACACATTAAGTTCCTATCGTAGAGGTAAAGAAAGAGGGTGGATTGTCCTCTGTTATTTACTCAAATAATTTATTGCAGTTTTAAGTAGGGCAGCATCCTCATCAAAATACCCCAGTGCGCAGTTACATTTGCTACATAGTAACCCTCGTACTTTGTTAGTAGCATGGCAGTGGTCTACAAATAGCTTGCCATAGGTTCTACTATTTTGTGCATCAGGAGACTTACATATAGCACAAGTACCTTGTTGTGTATCTAACATGGTACAGTACTCTTTATATGTTAAATTATATAGTCTCTTAATACGAGCTTTCCACTTAACAAACTCACTGCATGGGGTGCATTTAGCTATCATCTTGACACGTCCTGTGCGTAGATAGCGTTCCAAAGGGTAATGCTGTGCTTCTTTAAATTCGCCACAGGTGGTACAAGTCCTACCTGCAGTATAGGGATGATCTTTAGGTAATTCCAATTTACTCATATCAACCTCAAATAGAGAAAGGAAGCGGATTGCCCGCCTCCTCGGTGATAACGCTATTAGGCAGCGTTGAACTTTGCAACAACAAGAGCTTCTGGACGAAGAATCTTGCGACCGTAAAGGTGCATACCACGAACGATGTCAGCAAAGCTGTCAGGATCACGATAAGTCTCAGTCTTATTGATCTGCTGAGCAGAAGCAACAGCTGAGTCATGACCTGCAACGATAACACCAAAGTTGATGTTCTGGTTAGCAGTACCTGAAGTAGATGCACCAGTACCAACAGAAGGCAAGTTGTTAGAAACATATACACGGAAACCATGCAAGTTGTCCAACATCAAACCATTACGTAGTTCACCTGACTTGCCCCAGTCCATGTTCAAAAGACGAGAGTCTTCATCAGCTAGGATTTCTTGGAACACTGGATCCACAACAACCCAACGGCCTTGCTTATCTACGTTGTTTTGATCCATCAAACGAGCCATACGAGCTAGGATTTGCAATGGAGTCGCAGCAGAAGTAGATGCAGCAGTAGCGCCGGACAAACGAGCCGCAAGAGGGATTGAATGGTCAGCAGCACTAGCAGTAGTGATGTTACCAAAGTCACTCTTCTTAAGCTTGTTAGCAGCTAATAGTTCATCCGTACCTGCAGATGCATTAGCAACAGTGCCTGAAGTAGTAGTGTTGACAGCAGAAGCGTTAGCATGTAGAGCCGCTTGCTTATAACCAGATAAGTAGCCCAAGATTTCTTGGTCATACTGGTCAGCTAAACGATACGCTGCACGATTACTCGCCATTGTCATCCAATTAACATGAGCCTGTTGCTCTTCAATGTCATCTAACTTAAATGCAAAGTAGTTAGACTTGTCAACTGTTAAAGTGTAATCTGTATCAGTCAGATCTTGAGTAGCAATAGCAGTACCACGAGTGTACGAACTAACGCTAATTTCAGGTTCTTTGATGATACGTACAGAGTCACCAGCATTGGCAATCTCACCGAAGTACTCACTGTTAGTGATTGCTTCACAGACTGCGGACTTGCGGAATTCCATCTGTACTTGTTTGCTATAAATAGTCGGAGAGAAATTACCGCTATTTAAGTTTGTATATCCAGCTGCTTTTGCAAAAGCCATGATATATACTCCTAATTGATTTGTAATGGAGCTATTACAATATCATAGAGGCTGTCTTTGAAGGGTGCAGGATATAGAACGGTGATCGCCATTCAGTAACACTGGGCCTTGTCTGAGCAGGTTAGTCTATTTATTATTGTGATTGCTTGTATGTTACACACGAATTTGTGTAGCATATTATATTACGCCTGTGTAGGGTAGCCCTGAGGAGCCTATACACTTGTAACTAAAAGATGAAGCAAGAGGATCAATCCTACTTCACCTGCATTATTGTACAGTTATACACATAAAATGTTAAATGTCAAGCTGTATTTAAACTTTATTTAGATTTAACGAGCATTACCAGATAAGTCATATTCAAAGTTACCAGTACGCATTGACAGTGCAATAGCATCTTGGTGTTCTGCATATGTATTAATATCCATCTCTGCTACATCTGATTCACGATACTGCTGTTCACCAGAACCTGTAGTAGGTGCTCGACCTGCTGTAGTACTTACCTCTTGTGCAGCACTACGGCTGTTACCCTTCTTTGCTTTATTCTTCTTGCTAATGCCTGCATCTAACTTGTACAAGTCAATTGCTCGTGCTGCACTAGTTGCATCTGATTCATTATGATAGAGAGAATCTTGAACCCACTTAGGCTGTTCATCTACCCAATCATGGAATGCATCATCTTCACGGATCTGTTCAAAGTCTGGGTGAATCTGTAATAGCTTAGACTCTGCCTTACTCTTGTTAGCTGTATCCTGTAGATCATCTATCTCTTTCATACGAGTACTTAGATCTGCATTCTGTTCCCTAGCTGCCTTAACAGCCATTGTCTGCATGATGTTAGCTACCTGTGGATACTTACCTGCCCACTCTGCTATTTCATCTTCAGTGCTAGGCAACTCCATCTCACCTGAGTTAGATGTTTGAAGCTCACCTTGCAATGCTTTAATCTTCTCTTCGTAGCCACTCTTCTCTTCTTGTTGATGCCTACGTAAGTCACCATACCGCTTCTTAAAGGATCGTTCCTCTGCACTATCTGGTTCTTTATTGTCTTCCTTCTCTTCAGGAGACATACCCTGTTCTGCTTTCATCTCAGCAAGTTCAATCTCATCCTGCTTCATACGTGCTTCCTTTGTATTAACTCGCATGAAACCTTTTACTTCTTGCTGTTTACCTACAAACATATCTTGTGCTGCACTCATATTATTTACTTCTCTATTGGGGCTAACAGTGGGAGAGGTACGTTAGTGTACCCCCTGATCTTAGGTAGCCAATTAAAGGGTATTAAGTTCGTTTTGCTGCCAAAGCTCCCTTTTTAGCTT